GTCAGCGTCGACCTTCTGCCCTCGGCCGAACGCAGCTCGCGCCCCGACGCGATCATGGCGGCCTGGCGCGATGCCGTCGGCCGGGTGCCCGACGTGATCAGCCTGAATTATGCCGAAAGCACCATCGGTCCGGCCGGGATCGCCATCGACATGCGACTCAAGGGCGACGATCTTGATGCGCTCAAGGCGGCGTCGCTGGAATTGCAGGACTGGATCGGGCGCTACGCCGGCGTGACCTCGATCCTCGACGATCTGCGGCCAGGCAAGCGCGAGTTGCAGGTGACGCTGAGCGATGCCGCCGGGCCGATGGGCGTCAACGCGGCGATGGTCGCCGATCAGTTGCGGGCGGCCTTCTTCGGCACCACGATCAGCGAGATCGATGTTGACGGCCGGGTGATCGAGGTCACCGCCCAGTTCACTGGCGGCGATCAGGCCAGCTATCGCGCCTTCGACGAATTCCGGGTCATTCGCGCGGACGGCACGACGATACCGCTCGGCCTGGTGGCGGAGGTCGCCACCGGACAGGGCGTCAGCCGGATCAACCGCGAGAACGGGATGCGTTCGGTCACCATCCAAGGCACGATCGACACCAGGACCGCGAATGCCAGCGCCATCGTCAGCGACACGCTGGCGCGGTTCATGCCCGACCTGCTGGCGCGGCATCCCGGCGTCAAGCTGGATGTCGAAGGCCAGCGCGCCGAGGCGGCCAAGACCCAGCAGTCGATGCTGAAAGGCTTCGTGATCGGCCTTCTCGGCGTTTTCTTTCTGCTCAGCTTCCTGTTCCGCTCCTATGTGGAACCGATCGTCGTGATGCTCATCATCCCGCTGTCGCTGGCCGGGTCGATCTTCGGGCACATGGCGATGGGGCTCGACTTCTCGATGCCCAGCCTCCTGGGCTTTGTCGCGCTGGCCGGGGTGGTGGTGAACAACTCGATCCTGCTGGTCGATTTCGTCAAGCACGAGAACGCCGGCGCGCAATCGGTGGCGGTGGCGGCGGCGCGGGCGGCGCGGGCGCGGTTCCGGGCAATCTTCCTGACCACGTCGACGACACTCGCGGGGCTGTTGCCGATCCTGACCGAGACCAGTCTGCAGGCGCAGATCGTGATCCCGCTGGTTGCCAGCCTCGTCTTCGGCCTGCTCGCCGCCAGCCTCGTCGTGTTGTTCGTGCTTCCGGGGATCTACGCGATCCTCGACGATCTGGGGCTGAGCACGCTTGCCCGCGAACGCGCGTCCGCGACCGATCGGGCGGCCTCGCCGACGGCAGCACCGTAACGCGGCCTGCCTCGCCGCCGCCGAGGCGGCAATCGCGCCGGGCGCGGTGGCGCGTGGAATCGCTGCGCCGGTTTCACCCTGCCGCCGGTCCGCGGCCGCGCCACGGGGATCGCCACGCGCGGGATCATCGCGCGGGGCGGCAAGGAATGGGGCGGGGGGTGGTAGGCCCGGAGGGATTCCGGGCTTTTAGGCTTTTCAAGCCCTTAGACTGTCAAACCCGCCCGTTTTCTTCCATTGTTTTTCAACGCTTTTTCCCGGCGTTGTCAAACCGATTAGCCCTGAAATCCCCCTGAAAAGGAACGCCCCCCGGCTGGCAACCGAGGGGCGGAAGAAGTGGCGCGTCCAGAGGATGAATCTGACGCGCTGCGCACCCTCACGCAGAGGTCAAAGGAGACCAAAAGATGCGCCTGCAAGATACTACCTCGACCGACACCGTTCAAGCCTTGGGAGTCCCGCTGACCGTCACCGTCTTTCCGACGCGCGGCGCTCGCCAGAAGAAGGAAATGACCCTTCCGCTGGCCGATCTGGCGGCGTGGATCAAGGACCAGCGGGCGGCTAGCAAGGACGGGCTGCCGTGGATCAAGCTGGCGACCTTCGGCCCCGACAAGACGCCGAAGAAAAGCCTTCGGCACAATGCCAACGTGCGCACCGTGACCGGGTTGGAAGCGGACTATGACAAGGGCCAGATGACGCCCGAGGCCGCCCGCGATGCCTTGGAGAAGGCGGGCGTGGCCGGGCTTGTCTACACCACCCCCAGCCATAGCCCTGACGCGCCCCGCTGGCGCGTTCTCGCGCCGTTCAGCGGCCCGTTGCCGCCCGAGGCCCGCGAAGACCTCATGGCGCGGCTGAACGGCATTCTGGGCGGCACTCTGGACAAGGCCAGCTTCACCCTTTCGCAATCCTATTACGGGGGCAACGTGGAGGGCGGGACTCCTGTCGAAACCTTCCTTGTCGACGGGGAAGCGATTGACACGGTGGACGGGCTGCCCCCGATCTACAAGGACGGCGAAAGCGTGAAGCGCGAGCGCCGGGCCGCTTCTGGTGAGGGCGAGGGGCTGGCCCTGAAGCACGTCCGGGAAGCCCTTCTGACGATCCCCAATGACGCGAGCAACCCGGACGCGGCAGAGCGTGAATGGTGGCTGCAAATGGGCATGGCGCTGCACCATGCGACGGGCGGCAGCGACGACGGGCTGGCCCTGTTCCATGAGTGGAGCGAACGGCACCCCAGCTACGGCCCCGACGAAACCGAAACCGTCTGGCATTCCTTCGGGGGCGGCGCCAAGAACCCTCGCACCTTCGCCACGATCCGCGCGGAAGCGGAGCGCCGGGGCTGGATTGACCTGTCCCCCTTTGATGACGTGATCCCCGCCGATGAACTGGCGGAGATTGAAGACCTGATCGGCCTGCCCGCGATCCCCGAAGGCCCGGATTGGGGCAGCGTGATCCGGGAACGGGGCAAGCCGGTGAACAACCTGAACAACGCGATTGTGTATCTGGGGCGGCACCTCGACTCGATCCTGCCCGGCCTTCGGCACAACCTTATGACCCGGCGGGATGAATGGTGCGACGGCCCGTTGAATGACGCGGCCCTTGCGCTGGCGCGGACGGGGCTGGAACGGCGCGGCTTGCGCACTGTAGGGAAGGAACTGGTGGCCGACGCCGCCCTGACCGTGGCCCGGCATTTGCAATACCACCCGATCCGGGACCAGTTGCGGAGCCTTCATCATGACGGGCGCGAGCGGCTGGACTCGTGGCTGGTGCGCCATGCCGGGGCGGCAGACACGCCCTATTCTCGGGCCGTCGGGCGCAAGTTCCTGATTCAGATGGTGGCCCGCGTCATGGAGCCGGGTTGCAAGGCGGACCACACGCTTGTTCTGTCCGGGCCGCAGGGTATCGGCAAATCGACTGCCTGCCGCATCCTCGCCGGGGCAGAGTATTTCAGCGACACGTTGCCCAGCATCGCCGGGGACAAGACGGACGCTATTCGCCACCTTCAAGGGAAATGGCTGGTCGAACTGGCCGAACTCGCACCGTCCCGCAAAAGCGAGGCCGAAGACCTGAAGGCGTTCCTGTCCGGGGCGGTGGACCGGGTGCGGCTGCCCTATGCCCGCTTTGACGAGTCGTTCCCGCGCCAGTGCGTTTTCGTGGGCACCACGAACGAAGACCAGTTCTTGCGGGATGCGACGGGCGGGCGGCGCTTCTGGCCCGTGACCGTTCACCAGATCGACCTTGAAGCCCTTGCCAGCGAGCGGGACCAGCTTTTTGCCGAAGCCTTCGCCGCGTATGAGGCCGGGGAAGCGTGGTGTTTGGATCGGGACTTTGAGGCGGAACACGCGCGCCCGGTGCAAGAGGCCGCGCGCGAGTCCGATGCGTGGGCGGATGACGTGGCCGAATGGCTGGACAAGCCCGAAGATGATTTCGACGGCCCCGGCGAGGTGAAGACCGAGGTGACGCTTTCCGGGGTTATGGGCGCGCTTGGTCTCACCAGCGGGCAGCAAACGCGGGCCAACCAGAAGCGGGTGGCCGACATCCTGCGCACCCTTGGCTGGGCCAAGATTCATACGCGGCAAGGCAAGCGGTGGGCTAGGGCGGCATGATGACCACGGCAGCACATACCGGCTTGGGTGTGACCCTTAGTGACCCTTTGGCTGACCCTTATGGGTCACTCGCAAGGGCCTGTTTTCATTGGTCGAATCCGTCTTGTGACCCTTGTGACCCTTATCAGTTCAACAAGAGTGCTGGGGAACAGGGACAGGCCACGGGCCACCAGTGGGGAGGGCAGCACGGGGGCTGGGGGAGTAACATAGGGGTTTTATGGGTCACTTGGGTCACGAATGCCGTTTTGTCCTTTGTTGTCAGTGCGTTGTGCGTGACCTTCGCCAAGGGTCACAGGTGGCATGGGTCACGGCATGACCACGGCGGCAGGTTAACCGCGCTAGGGTCCCTCTCGGGGGTGCGGGGTGCGGGGGGCGCGGAGCCTCGACGTTTTCCCCTGCATGGAAAAATCGAAATCGAAAACCCGTTTTCCGCCGTGGGCGGCTGACTAGGACAGTTGAAGGCAAGAGAGAATGGAAAATATCACCGAAACCGAGATGGCAGAGATTGACGCGCTGGTGGGCGGCCCGGACCCCGTGCCGGAAACCGCCGATCTGGTGAACGCTGCCGATCTGGCCGAATGGCTGGGCCTGACCGCGAACCGTGTCAGCGCCTTGGCCCGCGAAGGCGTCCTGCCCCGGAACCCCGACAAGCTGTTCCCGCTGAAGGCAGCCGTTCGGGCCTATGCCGATCATGCCCGCGCCGGGGCGCTGGGCCGCCGCGTCGACTCCGAACTTGCCGCCGAGAAACTGCGCGCCGCGAAGGCGACCGCCGAGAAGCTGGAAATCCAGAACGCGAAGGCGCGGGGCGATCTTCTGGACGGGCGCGAGGTGGCGAACGCTTGGCGCTCTGTCGTGACCGATCTGCGCGCCGCCGTGCTGGCCGTGCCGTCGCGGGTGGCCGGGCGGATGGGGCTGGACCGCGCCACGACCGCCGCGCTGGACGCCGAAATTCGTGACGCTATGGAGGTGATTTCCGATGACCGTTGACCCCCGCCTTGCCCAGATGCGCCGGGACGCCTTGCAAGCCTTCCGGCCCCCCGCGAAGTTGGCGCTGGCAGACTGGATTCAAGCGTCCGTCTTCCTGCCGTCCAGCATCGCCGCCCAGCCGGGCCGGATGCGCCTTTGGAAGCCCCAGATCGAAATCGCCAACTCCATTGGCGACGACACCGTGGAGCGCGTTTCCATCCTGAAGTCCGCCCGCGTAGGGGCCACGCAACTCATGGTGGGGACCTTGGGGCATTTCGTAGAGAATGACCCCAGCCCGGTCTTATGCGTTGTGCCTGCCGAGGCGGACGCACGGCACCTCATGGTTTCGGTGATCGAACCGACGTTCCAAGAGTCCCCGTCGCTCCGGGCTGCCCTGTCCGAAGATACCGCCGGGCGCGATACCATGCTGCACCGCCGCTTTGCCGGGGGCAGCCTTTCCATCGTCTCCGCACGCGCGCCGCGCAACCTTCGCGCCCGCACGGCCCGGATTCTGTTCGCTGACGAAATCGACGCTTACGAATTGTCCGCCGGGACCGAGGGCGACCCCGTAGAACTCGCCATGCGCCGGACCATGACCTTCGGCAATCGCCGGATCGTGCTGGCGTCGACTCCGGTTGATGCCGAGACCAGCCGGATTTTGCGGGCCTATGAGCAATCTGACCAGCGAGTCTTTGAAGTCCCGTGTCCCCATTGCGGGCAGTTCTCGGAAATCCTCTGGGCAGACATCAAATGGGACGCGGACAAGCCCGAGACGGCCCATTGGCGCTGCCCGACGTGTGAAGGCCGGGTGGAAGACCGCCACAAGGCCCAGATCGTCGCGGCGGGCCGCTGGCGGGCGCTCGCGCCGCATGTTGAAGGGCATAGGGGATACAAACTGACCTCGCTGACCTCCACGCTGCCGAACGCGACATGGCCGAAGCTGGCGGCGGAGTTCCTTCAGGCAAAGCGCAGCCCCACAACCCTGAAGCCTTGGCTGAACACGGTGCTGGGCGAGGCGTGGCGCGGTGAAGGTGATGACCTGGACTCGACCGACTTCGCGGCTTTGCAGCGGCCCTTCGGCATGGAAACCGTGCCCGAAGACGCTCTGGTGCTGACCGTGGGCGGAGACGTGCAGAAGGACCGCGTGGAACTGACCTACACGGGCTGGACGGCGGACGGGGACATGCGGGTGCTGGGTCACGTCCCGATCTGGGGCGACCCGACCGAGGTCGAGACTTGGGTGGAAGTGGAAGACGCCTTGCGCCGCCAGTTTCGGCACCCGCTAGGCGGGGTGCTGAACGTGGACGCCGCCGTGATCGACTCCGGCAACTGGGCGGATCAAGTCTATGATTTCTGCCGCCCCCGCACGGCCCGCTGGGTCTTGCCCGGTAAGGGCGTCTCGGGCTTCAGCCGCCCGTCCATCGCCTTCAGCACGTCGCGGAAGGTCCGGCTGGCCCTGATCGGGGTGGACGGGGTGAAGCTGGCCCTGCACCAGCGTCTTGCCCACGGTGAAACGATCCTGTTTTCGGAAGACCTGTCCGGGGACTACTTTGAACAAATCCGCGCCGAACGGCTGGTGACGAAGTTCAGCCGGGGCCGCCCCATGCGCGTCTGGGAAGTCATCTCGGGCCGCCGGAACGAGGCGCTGGACACCTTGGCCTATTCCTATGCAGCGCGGCAGCTTGTCGGGCTGGATATGGAGCGCCGGGAAGCCGACCTTGCAAGGAAAGACGGGCCGAAAAAGGCCCCCACGGTGGTTAAGTCGGCTTGGCTCGAACGCTAGTCGTCGCGGCGAACTCGCTGCTTTTCCGCATCGGAATCCCGAGTCTTGGCGGCGGCTTCGGGCTGCTCATACTTGTCGGCCCGAAGAATAATGGCTTCCAAAACCTGACCCTTTTTCACCTTCGCGTTTATCTGTAGGCTGACCGGCACCTTTTTCCATTCCGCTTCCTGAATGATCTGGCGATCCTCAAGCGACGACATCACTTCCTGAACGCTCGCTTGGAAGGATTCCCCGGTATTCATGTCTTCGACGTGGACTCGGAACCCGTCCGGCACCGTAGTGTCGACTTTTCGGATGTAGAAAACTCCGTCCTTGCGGGTTTCTTCCGAACTTGTGCGGCTTGACGTGGTGAGGGCAGAGGCGGCCCCGGCGGGAACGCTGATCCCGTTCACGACCGCATCGGTTTGCGAGGCATGGCGAACCAGCGACTGTTTTGCATCGTCAGCTTCTGCTTTCAGCCCCTGCAAGACCGGCTGCTGTTCAATTGCCTTCTGAATGACCGCCTGTTTGTCCTTGTCCCCGGCGGCAACGGTCTGGATCGTTTCTAGCGCCTTGATCATCGTCTTGTTGTTCGACTCTGCAAGACGCTCTTCTTTTCTGTTGTTGAGCCAGTTGCGCATGGTTGCCTGACCGGCCCAAATGAGAGCCAAGCCGACGATCACGATAGCGAGGGTTGTCGGGTCCATCTTGTCCACCGCTCCCACCAGAACCTCTTTGATGACATCCATCAGTTCGGCTTCTTGGTCGGAACTCCCACTTCTGACTTTTACAATAAGTTCAAGGTCTTCTTTCTCGGAGTCGGTCAGAAGACGACCGTTGGCTTCCCCGTGCGCCACCAGCGCATAGGAACGATAGATTGCCGCTTGCGCGTCAATCCACCCCCTCATCATGTAGGCGTTGAGGGCAGAATCATACCGCTGATCCGGTATGTATAGCGTGGATTTTACCCAGTCACCGAGTTCGATTTCGTCGATGCTGTCGACTTTGATGCGACCTTGGACAAGTCCTTCTAGGACTTCCCACGCCTCGTCTTCGGAGCGTATTTGAACTGCCATGAACAACCGTTACGTTCTGTTTTCCGCGACGGTAGTGCAAAGGCGCTGACTGATAAAGAAAATTTGACTGCTAGGCCGGAAGCGGGCCGCGACCGTCTCGGAGGGCCAGCACCTTGTTCAACATGACCGTGAAACCAGTGTCCGACTCCATGTCGACTTCGACGGCTTCCGCGATCTGGTCATCATCCCACTGAAGCGAAGCGAACTCGCCAGACCGCCGAACCCACCCCATGACGATCCGTTGCGCCGCCGCGTGGCGGGCCGGGTGGACCTCGCCGCACATGAACGGGGCGAAAAGGCTGTGGCGGTTGCGAATCTTGCGGTCCATTTGCAATTCCTTGGGGAGGGGTGGCGCGGGCGCGTGTCAATCCACGCCCGCGCCGTTGGCACTCGCCCGTCACTCCGAGACCGGGCGCATCTACACAGAGGGGCCACCAACCCCTCGCAGCCTGCATAGCCGACACAATCAGAATTAGCAACATCCGAATCCAGTAAAACCGAATCCTTGACTTCCGGTCAAGCTGGCCGCATGGTGGCCCGGCAACCATCATGGAGGCTACGCCCGTGGACCTGACCTTTACCGCCGCGCAAGTCGCGCAACTCATCTCGACCGAAGCCCTGCCGCCCGAATCCGCTCGCCTGCGCATCAAGAATTTCGTCGCCAAGGGCTACATCCTCACCCGCCAGCGTTCCGACTCGGATGGGCGGGGGACCCTTCTCTTTTCCGTCGGTGACGCGCTGACCGCCGCCGTGTTGTCCCGCATGGTGGACCTTGGGGGCCTGTCGAAAGAGGCCATGCAGGCCGCCGCCACCCGCCTTCAGGGTTGGACGAAAGGTGACGGGGTGAGCCTCGACTCCCCGGAGACGCCCGAAAGCCCTGCGCAATGGATGTGGAGTGAGTTTGCCGCCACGCCCGAAACCCCGCCGGGCTTCACCCTGCACGTCAACTGGCAACAGAAGCCCACGGGCCGGGTGAACTGCCGCGCTTCGCTGTCGCATGGTGACAACGGCGACGTGGGCGCGGGCATGACGCTCGCCAAGGACTCCGTCCCGCTCGCCAGTCTTCTGGTGGCCGTGGACCCGATCTTCCCCGATCTGGCGGCCCGTATCGCCCAGATGAAGGCGAACTGAGCATGGCGTTTCTGTCCTTCCCCAAGCTGTTCCACCGCCCCGCCAAGGCGCAAGCCGTCCGTCGCTTTGATGGCGCGGCAGGCGGGCGGCGTGGTTTCGGGATGGGCACCTTTGGCCGGGTGAACTCCGAGATTTCGGCCAGCGGGGCCACGCTCCGCAGCCGTGCCCGGTATCTGGCCGCGAATAACCCGTGGATGGCCCAAGCCGTCGGCAACTGGGCGGGGGCGCTGGTGGGCGCTGGTATCGTGCCGACCCCGAAGCACCCGGACGCTGCCACGCGGGCCGATCTGACCGCCGCGTTCGGGGCGTGGGCTGACCATGCCGACGCGGACGGGCGCACCGACTTCTGGGGCCTTCAGGCGGACGTGGTGCGGGGGCTGGTGATTGACGGGGAAGCCTTCCTTCACGTCTTGCCGGGCGAAGATGGCCCCCGGCTTCGGCTTCTGCCCCCCGAACTCATTGACGAGTCGATGACGCGAGAATTGGGCAACGGGGCCGTGATCGTCCAAGGGGTTGAGTTCGATGCCGAAGGGCGGCGGGTGGCGTATCACGTTTTGCCCTACCGCCCCCATGACCAGTTCGCCAGCTATGCGCCGCCCGTCCGCGTTCCTGCCGACGAAATCCTTCATGTGATGAAGCCTCTGGCCGCCGGACAGGTGCGCGGGGTTTCGTGGCTTGCCCCGGTGATCCTGTCCGCTTCGGATTTCGACCAGCTTTGCGATGCGCTCTTGATGGGGGCCAAGGTGGCCGCCATGCACTCCGCTTTCCTGATCGACCTGAACGGGACGGGCGGGGAACCCTATGACGGCACGGGCGAAGGTGGAATCCTCGAAACCGGGCTGGAACCGGGGACCATGAAGCGCCTGCCGACCGGCTACGATGTGAAGTTCAACACGCCCGGCCAACTTACGGAAATCGGGGCGTTCCTTCGCCTTCAGCTTCAGCAACTCGCGGCGGGCCTTGGGCTGCCGGATCATCTGTTGTCGGGCGATCTGAGCAACGCGAATTACAGTTCCTTGCGCGCCGGGCTTCTGCCGTTCCGCCAGCGTGTTGAGCAAGTGCAATACGGGATTCTGGTCCCGCAGTTCCTCGCGCCGATCTGGCGGCAGGTGGTGACGTTTGCCGTTCTGTCCGGCGATCTGGCCGCGCCCGATTTCGAGTCCACGCCGCGCGCCTATTTCGCCGAATGGCTGCCCCCTGCCTTCATGCAGGTGGACCCTGAAAAGCAGGTCAAGGCGGATGTGGCCGAAATGGAAGCCGGGCTGACCTCGCGCCGCAAGCTGGTGGCGCAACGGGGCTGGTCCCTTGATGACCTCGATTCCGAAATCGCCGCTGACCCGCGCCCGACGGCCTCGAAACAGGAGGCCCAGAATGGCGACTAAGGAACAGGAGCGGGAATACTACGTCCGCAAACTCGCCAAGCGCGCCGGGGCCAGCGACGAAATTCGCGGCCCCACTCTGACCCTGAATCCGGCCAAGGCCACCGTGATCGTCCTGCCGAAAGAGGGCCGCAAGCTGACCGTCAACGATGGAGAATTTGAGAAATGGAAGCGCAAGTTTTCCTGACCCGCCGGGCGGTCTTTGCCCCGGACACGTTCAACGCTGAAGCGGGCACGGTGGAGGCCGTGATTTCGACCTTCGCCCCGGTGCAGCGCAAGGGCTTCATGGAGCGGCTGGACCCCGCCGGGCTGGACACGTCCCGTCTGAACGGTGCGCCCGTTCTGGACGGCCACCGGCAAGGCAGCGCCCGCGACGTGATCGGCACCATCACCGGGCACCGGATGGAAGACGGCAAGCTGGTGGCGACCATCCGGCTTTCCGGGGCCGCCGACGCCGCCCCGATTGTGGAGCGTATCCGCGAAGGCACCATCAAGGGCGTTTCCATCGGCTACCGCGTGACCCGCTGGGCCGAGTCCACCGATCCCAATTCCCGCGCTCGCGTTCGGACGGCGGCGGCGTGGTCCATTTCCGAAGTCTCCGCCGTTCCGATCCCTGCCGACTCCGGCGCTCAATTCCGAGGTGAAAACATGGAAAACGAAGACAACATTCAGACGGTGGAGAACCCTGCCGCAGAAACCCGCGCGGCTATCCGCCAGATTTGCCGCTCCGCTGGCATGACGGCGGAACAGGCTGACGACATGATTGACCGCGAACTGTCGATCACCGAGGCCCGCGCCGAAGCCTTTGAAGCAATACAGCGCCGGACCCCGGCCCGTATCCGCACCGCTGCCCCGGCCAATGATGACCCCGCCGTCACCATGACCCGCCGCGCCGATGCGCTGTTCGCCCGCGTGTCGGGCGCGGCCCCGAGCGACGAAGCCCGCCCGTTCATGGGCGAGACGCTGCGCGACATGGCGCGCGCTTGCGTGGAGGCTTCGGGCGTCAGCACTCGCGCGATGGACGCGGACACCCTGTTCCGCGCTGCCATGCACACCACGTCCGACTTCCCGAACCTGCTGACCAGCACCGGGAACCGGACGCTGATGGGGGCCTATGAAGCCGCGCAAAGCCCGGTGAAGACCGCGCTGGCCCGCCGCTCCACGATGGCCGATTTCCGGCCCGGCACCCGCCTGAAGCTGTCCGACATCGGCACTTTGGAAAAGGTCAGCGAGTCGGGCGAGATCAAGCACACCTCGCGCGGTGAGGCGTCGGAGTCCTATGCGCTGGACACCTACGCGACCCAGTTCGCCATTTCGCGGAAAGCCCTCATCAATGACGATCTGGGCGCGTTCCGCGACTGGGGCGCGACGGCGGGCCGCATGGCGGCGGAAACCGAAGCCAACCTGATCCTGAACTTGCTGCTTTCCAACCCGGTCATGGGCGAAGACAACAAGGCGCTGTTCCATGCGGATCACGGCAACCTGTCCGTCAGCCCGGCGGCCCTTGGCGATGCCGGGGCGGGGGTCACGGCCCTGTCCGAAGCCCGGCAGGCCCTTCGCGGGATGAAGGCGCTGGACGGCAAGACGCCGATCAACGCCACGCCGAAGTTCCTTCTGGTCGGGCCGGAACAGGAAACCGAAGCGGAACAGCTTCTGTCCGATCTGGCCGCCGCGACGTGGGGCGACGTGAACCCGTTCGCTTCCAAGCTGTCGCTTCTGGTGGAACCCCGGATCACGGGCAACCAGTGGTATGTCTTCGCGGACCCTGCGGTGATGCCGGTGCTGGAATACAGCTACCTGTCCAGCGCCCAAGGTCCCCAGATGGCCAGCCGCGAGGGCTGGGACGTTCTGGGCATGGAGTTCCGCGTGGTGCTGGACTTCGGGTGCGGCGCTATCGACTGGCGCGGCGCGTTCAAGAACGCGGGCGCGTAATGGCGACCGTGGCCGAACTTCAGAAGATGCGGGCGGACCTTCTGGCCGCCCGCGCTGGCGGGGTCCGGCGCTTCCGGGACCAGAACGGGGAAGAGGTGGAATACCGCTCCGACTCCGAGATGGCCCGCGCGCTGGCCGCTCTGGACGCTGAGATTGCGGCCCAGACAGCCCGGCCCGCCAACACGATCCGTTTTAACATGAGCAAAGGACTCTGAGATGAAGAACTATGTGCAGAAGGGTGAGAACATCACCGTGACCGCGACCGCCGCCGCCACGTCCGGCCAAGGCGTTCTGATCGGCAACCTGTTCGGCATTGCCGCCGGGGACGCCGCGATTGGCGAAGACCTCGATCTGGTGACGGTGGGCGTCTTCGCCATGCCGAAGGTCAGCACCGACGTTCTGGCCGTGGGCGATGCGGTCTATTGGGACGATACCGCCAAGCTGGCGACTGCCGACGATGCGACGGGCGCGAATGCGGAAATCGGCCTTGCCGTGACAGCCGCCGCGAACCCGTCGGGCACCGTCAACGTCCGGCTTCACGGGTGAGCCAATGGACACCCCGGCACGTCATAGGGCTTTGCCCCCTCCGACCGCGCGGCTTCTGTCGCGCCCGGAAGCGGCTGCCTATGCCGGGGTGTCCCCCAGCACCTTTGACAAGTTGATGGCTGACGGGCTGATGCCCGGCCCCGTGCGCCTCTATTCCCGGACCCTCTGGGACGTTCGGGGGCTGGACGCCGCCATTGATTGCTTGCTCGACGGGGCAGAGTTGCCCAAGGTCAGCGACGAAGACAACGAGTGGGACGAAGTGCTGCAATGATGCGGAAGCCGCCCAAATATTGCCAAGGGTTTGTCGACCGTCACGGGCGGACTCGGTGGTATTTTCGGCGGCCCGGCTTTGACCGCGTGGCGCTGCCCGGCCTGCCGTGGAGTCCTGCCTTCATGGCGGCCTATGAGGCGGCCAGCACTGGCGAACCGAACAACGCCGGGGCAGGGGCCGCCAAGACCTCGCCCGGCACCGTGGCGGCCCTTGTCGCCAGCTACTACCGTTCTTCCGAGTATCTGAACTTGAAGCCGATCACGCAGCGGACCTATCGCAGCACCATTGAACCCTTCCGGGAACAGCATGGTGACAAGACGGTGGCGAAGGTGAAGCGCGAACACGTCAAGGCGATCATTGCCAAGCTGGCAGACCGCCCGGCGGTGGCAAACAACTGGCTGAAGACCATCAAGATTCTGATGCGCCACGCGGTTGAATCCGGGATGCGCCCGGATGACCCGACTATTGGCCTTCGCAAGCTGCGCACCGGGTCTTCGGGCTATCGGACTTGGACCGAAGCCGAGATCGAAAAGTTCTATGAGAAACACCCGACGGGCAGCCGCGCCCGTCTCGCGCTGGACCTCATGCTTTACACCGGGCAGCGCCGCGCCGACGTGGTGCGGATGGGCCGCCAGCACGTCCGGGACGGCATTCTGACCCTTCGCCAGTCCAAGACCGGGACCGAGGTTGAAATCCCGCTGCACCCGGTCCTTCGGGCCTCTCTGGACGCCTTGCCCAACAAGAACATGACCTTCCTTCTGACCGAATACGGCAAGCCCTTCGCGGTGGCCGGGTTTGGCAACTGGTTCCGGGACCGCGTGACGGAGGCCGGGCTTCCCGAGGGGCTTTCTGCCCACGGGCTGCGCAAGGCCGCCTGCCGTCGCTTGGCGGAAGCCGGATGCACGGGGCCGCAGATCATGGCTATCTCGGGCCACAAGAATCTGAAGGAAGTGCAGACCTACATTCAGGCCGCCGACCGTCTGGGCCTCGCCCGTGAAGCCCTGAAGAAGCAGGTCGCGGCAGACGAAAAGAGAACAAAAATTGTCAAACCGGCAGGGGAGGTTTGACAAAATGCCGCGTAACCTATTGAAAAATAAGTCACGCGGTGCGGGGGTGGTAGGCCCGGAGGGACTCGAACCCCCAACCAAGGCGTTATGAGCGCCCTGCTCTGACCAATTGAGCTACAGGCCCGCAGCGCATATCCCTTAACAGCATGGCCCGGTGGGTCAAGCGGCC